ATCGCTTCTCTCCTTCTTGGGTTGTTGAATCGACTCTTCGGATCTCGACCACGCCGTCGTGGCCCGTAAAAATGGAAAGCCCAGAGAACCGCAGCGCCTGCGCCAACTCGCCGACGCTGACGCCGCAGAGTCGCGCGCGGGTCGGGGCGGTGACGCTCGCGGCGTCCACGCGCAGACCCATCGTGCGCTCAAGGCTCTTGTAGAAGTTGTCTACCGGGGCGCTCATACCCACCACCGCGAATACTTGTGCGGCTGCACGACGCGCGCGCGGATGGTCGGGTGCGGCAGCCGCTCGCGGCGGTCGCGCAGGCACGGCCACGGCGCGGGGCGAGCGTACATGAAGAGCGCCAAGACGCCGAAGAAAATCAGCGCCAGAAGCCCGACGGCTGCGCAGAAGGCGGTCTCGAGGGGAGTCATGCGGCCACCTTGCCGGTGGCGAGAGTCTTGGCATAGGCGATAGCCGCGTCGCGCATGTGGCGCGGGTAAATGCGCACGGCGATTACGGCGTCAGCGTCGAGGTCGCGGAAGATCACGCGGTACTTGCCGTGATACTTACCCTCGAGCACCATCTCAACCTCGGCAGAGACCATCGTCTCGTGATTGACTTCTAAGTGTTCCATGTTCGTCTCCTTCTATCACTTCCGGTCGGCAACATCGCCGCCCGTGGAAAGGATAGTCGCACAGCAGAAAACGGATTACAACCCCCCGGTGTAAAATATTTTCATACCCCCTTCCGTGGCCTATACCGAAGGTTGTACCATGTCAACATGAGCAGGAAAGTCACGCCGCAACACGCGGCCATCATCTACGCCGTGGACAAAGCCGGGGGCCAGTCGGCCCTCGCCAAGGTCCTACGGATCAGGCCACAGGCCGTCCAGAAGTGGTGCGCGCGCGGCAGCGTCCCAGCGCTGCGGGTGCTTGCGGTAGAGGCCGCAACCGGTGTATCACGCAAGGCCCTGCGGCCGGATATCTACCCATGAAACCAGACCTCACCGCCGTCGTGCCCGTCGAGCGCGTCCTCGAGCTCGCCAAGCGCGTCCCCGTCTTTCCCTGCCGGCGGCGCGACGAGGCCGAACAAAGCGGTCGCACGCTGCGCGCCAAGTCGCCCCTTACCTCCAACGGCTTCAAGGCCGCCACGCAAGACGAGGCCCAGATCAGGCGCTGGTGGAGCGAGCGCCCCGACGCCCTCGTCGGCGTCCCGACCGGCTCCGTGACCAGAATCGTGGCCGTGGACTATGACCACAAGAGCGCAGGACAGGCCGCGCAGGACTGGATTGCTGAACACCAAGACGTGCTCATCTCCACCCGGGTACACCAGACCGGCGGCGGCAGCGGCGGCCGGCATTACCTTTTCAGCCTGCCGCCCGGGGTCAAGATCCGGGGCGGAGTCTCCGTCACGCTGGGCAAGGTGCGACGCGACGGGCTCGACATCCGCGCCGAGGGCGGGTACATCGTCTGGTGGCCGCTGCATTTCGGGCAGCAGGGGCCGGTCGGAGACATCCAGCCGCTCCCCGCCGGGCTCATCGACGAGCGCCGCATGGACCTCGAGCTGCCCGCCGAGGTCGCCAAGAAGCTCCCGCCAAAGCCCGGCACCAGCCAAGACTTCCAGCGCGACCTGCCGCGGGTCACCGAGGCGATCGCGTACATCGACCCCGCCGGCTACGACGCCTGGCTGATGGTCGGCATGGCGCTGCATCACGCATCCGGCGGCGCAGACGACGGCCTCGAGCTCTGGGACTCGTGGAGCTGCGGCGGAATCACGGGCGAGCTGCCGGCCTCGTACGCTGGGCGCGCCGACATTGAGTATCGGTGGCAGTCGTTCCACCTTGACCGTGGCGGTGGCGTCACGCTCGGCTCCCTCTTCAACGCCGCCCGCGCCGGCGGCTGGTCGCCAGTCTCGGAGGCCGTGCGCATCGGGCCGCCGCCGCGCGATGAGCCGGGGCCAGACTACGGCGACGTGCCCGAGGCGCGCGGCATGGAGCGAGTGCGTGAGCCCGATGCCGCGGCGGTAGCGCCGGGCGCCACGAACGCCACGGGCTTCTCGGTGGTGCTGCGCCACGTCGCCGATATCGTCGAGGAGAACCGCGAACCAGAGTGGCTCCTGCACCACGTCATCGAGGCCAAGGTCGTCGCCGTCTTGGCGGGGCCGCGCGCGAGCTTCAAGTCGTTCATCGCCCTCGACTGGGCCATGCGGATCGCCACCGCCGGCAGCCCGGTGGCGCTGCTCTCCGGCGAGGGCGGCGGTCTCGGCAGGCGCGTCAAGGCGTGGATGCAGACCTTCGGCGGCGGCCAAGACCTGCGCGCGCTGCCCGTGCTCGCCCTCGAGCGCCCCCTCAACCTCAACCGAGAGGAGGAGATGGCGATGCTGGTCGAGGCGATGGACAAGGCCGGCATCCGGCCGACGCTCGTGGTCATTGACACGCTCTCCAAGTTCAGCGCTGGCATGGACGAGAATTCGAATCAGGAGGTGGCGGCGTACCTGTCGGCCGTGTCTCGGTTCATCCGCGAGCGGTACGACGCGAGCGTGCTGATCGTCGCGCACTCCGGGCACGGCGACGCCGACCGCCCGCGGGGCGCCAGCGCCCTCATGGCGAACCCGGACAGCGAGTTCATCGTCAAGCGCGCCGCCCAGCCGAACACCCATGTGGAGGTCACGAGGCAGCGGTTCAAGGACACCGGCGAGCTGCCGAACCTTGCCTACGAGGCCGAGGTCATCGACCTGGGCGCGGCCGACCGGTACGGCGAGCGGCTGACCAGCCTCGTCATGCGACAGAGCGTGGCGCAGGGGGAGCGCCCCATCAGCGCGCAGGCGCCGCAAGGTAAGGCGCAGCGGACCGTCCTGCTCGCCCTCAGGGAGCGCCAGAAGCGGAGCGAGACGGCCCTCGTTTGGACCGTCGAGGAGCTGCGCCAGATCGGGAGGGAGTGCGGCATCAGCCGGCAGTCTGTCCACGATGCGGTCGAAAAGCTCCTCATGTCGCCCTTCCTGACGGCCACGGTGGGCGGCTCGAGGCTCTCAAATGAGTGATGTCCGAAAATGTCCGAAAGCGTCAAATTCGGACAGTTTCGGACGGTCAAGATGTCCGAAAGTGTCCGAGTGTGCTTAGCACTCGGACATTCGGACATGACTTCGGACATTGGTTCAGACACGGAGGAAGCATGAGGTACAAGACAAGTCCGTTGCGTAGTGTTGCATTAGAGCAACATAGTGCAGACACGCCACTAGCAAGGCGGATGGTTGAGGGTCTGGGGCAGGAAGGGTTCCAGATTGCCAAGGCCATGCAGTCGATGTTCAACGCCAAGGTCGTCCACTACCGCGACCAGCACGGCGAGGTCGGCACCGACCCTAGGTGGCCGGCGTGAGCCAGCAGAAGATTGACCTCAACCACACCGGGCCGCTCGAGTGGATGGATGACCCGTTCTGGGACAAGGCGTCAACGGATGGCCGGTTCTGTATCCGGGGCCAGCGGGTGGGCGATAAGGTCGAGTATGTCGTCTGGCGCATGGGAGCCGACGGGCGGGTGATCCCGCGGTGGCTCGGGGTGACTAACACCTTCGCCGAGGCGGCAGAGCTCGCCGAGAACGCGAGAGGCGAGAAGCCGCCCAGCATCAACCTGCTCTGGAAGGTGGCCGATGAAAAAGGTCGTTAAGCTCTGCCCGGTCTGTTTGACCGAGAACACGGGCGGCTTGCCTCACCGGCATCATCGAGAGGGGCACCGGAAGAAGTCGCGCACGATCGAGCAGATCAGCGAGATGGCGCGGCAGACCATCGAGGCCAACCAGGTGCGAGTCATCGTGGCCCAGGCCGTCGATGAGTCAAGGCAGCCGGAGCCGTGGGCCGACAAGCGCACCCGGTACCATCGAGCCTATTACCAGGCGCACCTTGAGCGTCGCAGGGAGCAGACCCGGCAGAGCAAGCGAGACCAACGGATGCGGCGCCGGTTGCGTCCCTTGATTGCTGGCCTGTGCTATGCGGTAGACTTGGGCCGATTGACTGCGAGGTGGTGATGGGCATCAGACAACGACAACGCGGCGCTGAGACCGAGCGAGAGGTCTGCGACAAGATTAGCCAGGCGACCGGATGGGTCGTGAAGCGTGAGCTTGGGCAGGCTCGAGACGGTGGCTGCGACATTCGACTTGGCCGGTTCGTGGTCGAGGTAAAGCGACGCAAGAGCATCGCGGTCTACGATTGGGTCGACCAGGCGAGGGCAGCGTGCGCACCTTACGAGATCCCGGTGGTCATCTGCCGGGGCGATAAGCGTGAGTTCCTCGTGGTGCAGCCCTTGGAAGATTGGCTGAAGATTGCAAAGGCCGAGCTGCCCGAAAGATGAAATGCCCGAAGTGCTCCAAGCCTAGCGAGGTCGTGAAAATTTACCAGTTCCCGACCGAGGCGAGGCGTCGGCGGGAGTGCCTGACCTGCGGCCATAGATTCACGACCTCAGAGAAGCTCTGGCGCAGGGTCTACGCCGAAGAGATACGCAACCGACCGTCTCCTCGAGCGACGCGGCAAGAGAGACCGGAGCCTGTGAAGCGGCGCTGGTCTAACTTCGACGTGGTGCCGGTGGATGGTTACGACATGGACTACGAAGACGTCAGCACCTATGTGCATGTGAGCGACTGATGGCAGGGACACCAATCAAGCGGGCGAGGCGGGAGAAGGCTCTGGCGGTCATGGAATCGCCGGCCTTCTGGGACCAGCTCTGGATTCATCTCGCCGAGGGCAACAGCCTGTCCTCGTTCGTGAAGGGCAGCGAGATCCCTTATCAGCTCTTGTGGGAGACGATTCAGTCCGATCCCGCGAGGCATGAGAAGTTCGAGCTGGTGCGGACTGCGCGTGCCCTGGCGAACGCGGAGCGCATTGAAGCGCTGGCCGACCAAGTGGAGCAGGAACAGATCGACCCGAACGCCGCGAAGGTTGCGATGGGTGCGAGGCAATGGCTGGCCGAACGGATGGACCCGAGGCGATGGGGCAACAAGGTCCAGAACGATGTCCGCATCACCGACACGACAGCGCTGCACCTTGCTGCGGTGCGCGACCTCATGCGGACCGTGAGCGTGCAGGAACCCAAAAAGCTGACAGATGACGCATCGACGCCGACGGTCCCGCGCGCGTGACTCATTGAACCGGCCTGTGGATAACTCTGTGGATAACCTGTGGATAACCTGTGGATAACTCACGGCCTGGCGATCAGCACGCGCTCGGGCGCAGATGCGCAAGCGCACGCACGGCGCAAGTGCTTGATTCGCAAGGGGTTACGGCGCGTAGTGCGTATAACACCCATTATGTTAAATCGAGGCGATTGTGACCGCCCTGCGGACAGACTCCCCCCTTCGACGACGGGGCGCGCGTAAGTGCTTGATTCCCATAGGGTCGGGGCGCCGGGCGATTCCGGCCGCCCGCCAGACCCCCCCCCGGGGGTGGCCCCCGCCGGGGGGCCGGCGCTTGCGTAACCCCACACGGACCCCATGAAAAATTCTGAAAACCCGTACTTCGCCTTCGTCAAACGCTACCACGCGGCCCCTGTGGCCTTCGTGGAGGAGGTCCTAGGCGTAACCCCAGACCC